ATATGGAAAAAAAACAGAATTAGAAACAGAATCTAATATTTCCTTTTCGCTGGTGAGAATTAAATCATACTTGTGTGAATTTCTAATTATATTTTCATTTGTTTCTCTGTTAACGGAACTACTGGGTTCATTTGAGCAAATGAAAACTTTAAATCTGGTTGGATCCTTGAATCGAATATTCACATCAGAAACCTGGTGTCTATAGAGCACATCTCCAAATCTAGTAAAGTGTATTTCGCATGGAGTATCTAGCGTTATTGCTTTAGAAGAAAAGTATGAACCATTAACAATAATAGAATCAGTCATATTATGCCTTTAATAAATTAAACTTAATATCCTTTTCCGGCAATCCCATTTCCCTAAGACTATTTTCCTTAGAAGGTGTGTCAGAAACACCAATCGTAATTGCTGGTTTTAAATTTTCTGGAAGTTTAAATTCTTCATCTGGCCAGATTGCGTAATTTTTAGGCAAAACCCCTATTCTTAGTTTCGAAAAGAAAAAAGGTAGAACCTTATAAAGTAAAATTTCATGATCAAAAACTTTAGTTCCTGTTTTCAAATTTAGTTCACATTGTTGAACCCAAAAATCTAAGAATTCATGCGCCACTGCTGTATTATTTACATAAATCGGAGATGCCTTTGGCATCAAAACATTAAAATCCTTTTCGTGATGTGTCATATTGTATGCAAAAATTACATCACATACCTTTTCTTTATCATCAAAAACTTTCAATTCTTGATGTACAATCGAATCGACATCCAACCACACTAATGGTTTTTCCTTTTCCAAAAGCATCTCTCTAATGTATTTTGGTTTTCTTAGACAATTCAATCTATAATCATTATGACTTTCTAGATGTCGTATGTCATGCGGAATGTTTAAGGATTTGCAGTTTTCTGATAATCGTTTTGCGTGATCACTATAATATGTGTGATTATCGACATCAGAATAAAATGAAATAATTTCAGTTTTCATAAATTTTCCATTATTACCTTGTAGAGCATATCATCGGAATTTGCAAGTTTTGATACTCGTTCCATATTATCTTTAACGGCCTCAATTTTACTTTGATATAGTTCTTCTGTCAAGATTGAATAATCCATTTCTGGTGTCAGAGTTATAATCCCATCAGGATTGAAATGTTCTCCTATATCCGGAGAACCCCAATATACTGGTATTGTTCCCGATGCAAAACAATCTGTTATTTTTTCAGTGTAATATGTCTCATAAGAATCGTTTTCTATTGCAAGAGAAAATCTATATGGAACTATTGCCTCGGATTTATCCGGCCAAGGAGTGGTGCTGCTAAAACCAAAACGGGAAGATCCGCCTGCGCCACCAAATATATCAAGTTGATCTTTTTTATTTTGAGCAATTATATGTCGTATCATGTGCCCAAAAGTAAGATTCTTTGGTGACGCAATTAATGATGTATTTTTTGTTTTTTCTGGAATCTTATTTAAAACTGGAAGCCATGGAAGATTGCTACCAGCTAAAGAAAACTTAAAATTATCGTAATTGCATATTTTCTTTTCTGAAACGATCACTAAATCAAATTTTTCCGAAAGTTCTTGTAACTGACTCATCCATACTTCTCTTGGATAAGAGAGATGAAATATAGCCCTAGATTCGCATACCCATGCTATTTTCTTTTCACCTTGTTTCTTTGGTTCTTGTAACCCCAAAGCAATGCCACGATCAATATAAACCTTTATGGGTCTATCTTGATTCGTCCATCTAAAAAGTTCTGGTAGTTTATTGGAACAAGAAGAAAAATCAACCGGAAACGGAGCACCTATCGCTTGTATCATATCCATAAAAATCACCTTCCTATATGGTATTTAGGTACGAGTTCCCAGTCCCCCTTATCCTTATGTGAAAGAATTTTTAAACGAGCAAGACTTAATTGTTTTTCATATTCACTCGGATCCACTGCTTCAACTAATCCCCAATCAACCAGAAGTTTAACAATTGTGTTTCTTCTCATTTCGTCTTCTTCGCTTATGTCACTTTCTAAACCATCCATCAAAAACATTTCTTTAAAATGCATAATGGCATATCTACCCCGTTTGTGTAGAATGTGGCAAGACTGATATAATTTCTTTTCATGCTTGGAAGAGACGCCTAGGCGAGTAAGAGTTTCCTTGACCTTAAGGAAGTCTTCTTTATTTTTGAGTTTAATCTCAACACCCAAACCGTCAAAAATATCATCATCATTTTCCATAATATCTCCGTAATTTACGGCAATATTTATAAAAAACTCGATTTACAATAAAAAAACCCCGCTTTCGCGGGGTTCCTTTTAAAAATTAGTTTGAATCAGACTTCGCTTGGAGTCTTATTACAGACTTCGGTTCGGGCGCTACACTTGTTCTTAAGGCAGTGTAGTGATTCGTCAATGCGATCAACCCGACGTTCAATCTCAACAATGTAATCGCTCTGATAACGCTCTTCCATGCGAGAATTTAGTCTGAAGTTATCATATGCAAGAAAAATAAACGAAAGACCGGCAAAAGAAGCAACCACATTAAATTCTGAGCATGAGAAATGAAGAACTACTGCGGCAAAAAGCGAAACAAAAGCAAGAAAACGATAGCTAAAATAATTAGACATTTTTAAATCTCTCCTATAAAGACGCAAATCAACTGGAAGTAGAGTTATTGGAGTTTTTTTCATTATAATCACCATTCATCACTTTAAGTAATAGATTTGCAATTTGATCAAGTTTTTTATTTTCAAGGATGAGGTTGACCTTGATCTTATCAACTTCCCCCTTCAACGATTGTATAAGTTGTATTTGTTCTTGGTTTAAATTTATCAAAGTAACAGAACACTCCATTTTATATCATAAGTAGCACCAGTACCGATTGCATATGCGTCTGTCGTTTCTTGTATATTTACCGTTATTGAATTTACTCTAAAGGGTAAATAATGCAATCCCTCCCTATAAATTGATGTTAGAGTGCCGGCGGCAGCACCCAAAGGTTCTGTATATTGATCCATTTCAAGATTTGTTATTATGGCCTGATAATCCAATTCAACTTGATGTAAGTCATTTTGTTCAAAAACAGAAATCAAACAAGAGGAATGTTTGAATGAACTTAAATCTATAGTAAATGATTCATTTGATCCAGTATTATTGGAAGCTTTACCATTCCAAGGTAAAACACCATTATAGGTTCCACAAGTAGATCCTAGAGGATAAAGATTATTATCCTCATAACTCCAATACAGTGGAACATTATTATCCTTTAGAACATTAAACATTTTATCTCAAAAACATCACATTTATTTGATGACTGGTGCTAACAATACTATGTAGTCTTGTCGGAAAAAACAAAGCTCCACTATTTGCAATAAGTTTTATACTAAAATCATCAGTTCCATTACCATCAGGTTTCATAAATTTAACAACAATAGTAGCAGTCGATGCGCTAGTGTTTGAAAGTATAAAAGATTTATGTTTTGGAATAGAAGTAACTGCAACCGGCGATGAGCCACTTATTCCTGAGATTGGATTAAAATTCATGTATTTTCCTTTCTATTATTTATGCCCACCAGTATTTAGGTGAGATTTAATTATAGCAATCTGTTCATCAGAAAGCAAGGGCAGAATTTGTTTCGCCTTCTGAATCGAATAACCGTAATACTGCTTTATTGCATCAATATCTGGGTTTTCTTCCTGTTTCGTCCATTTACTGAATCGACTTCTCCTTGAGAGTTTTTCGCGCAAATAATCATATTGCATCTTCTTGTCCAAATGTGGCATCAGATTCATTTGATTTGCGTAGAAAACTGTGTCTGGAAAATAAGATAGGCATCTATTTGTCACAAATGGTAGGTAATCCTTTTCGGCAAGAGGATCTTGTTTGATGAGATCCTTCTTGTTGTAGTTAATAGAACTTAGAAAATCACCCAAAGACGGCATTATTTGAACTCACATCTCATCATTAGTTCGGTCATACATGCTACGAGATTGATTTCCTGATCCGCAGCGAAGGAAGACTTGTATTGGTACTCAGCAAGCACCAGAACCGCTTCAGGGATGCTAGGAGGACTCAGGAAGTCATACAGACTGTCGTACACCTTACGGAAGATCTCTGTCTGGGAATTGTCTAGATTCATTACAACCCACTTACGAACCGCTCCAAAGTCCTTGGAACGCATCGCAGCGATAAGAGTCTTCATATCCAGTTCTACAAAATTGGATAGAATACCCTCATCAATCACACCAGAGACAGAATACCTCTGAAGTTCATTAATAATCCTACGGAAGTCGGGAAAATGCTTCGCAATTAGCTGTGCCAAAACGGAAGAATCACTAACCTTGATCTTTTCCTTCTCCAGAATCATATTGATTCTTCCGAGCATCTTTAGAGCAAGTGCAGGTTTTTCCTTCTGTGGAATCTTAAACTCAATGCAAGTACACCGAGAATGAATTGGTTCGATAATTCTGCTCTTGTAATTACAAGTAAGAATAAATCGGCAATTATTGGAGAACTCTTCAATCGCACCTCGTAGAGCGGGTTGAATGCTCTGTGCGTTTGAATAGTCAAACTCATCCAAAATAACTGTCTTCTTGGATTCCGAAAGGGATACGGTACTGGCAAACTGGCGAATGTCAGTTCGCAGAGTATCAATATTTCCATTTTCTGAACAATTGATAATCATAGAATCAACACCGATATCTCTACAGAGTGCCTGAGCAACTGTAGTCTTACCGATACCAGCAGTACCCGATAGAAGAAGGTTTTGTGGTTCCCCACGCTTCACCATATCAAGGAAAGTCTTCTTCAACTCCCCCGGAAGGATACAATCTTCAATTGTCTGTGGGCGGTACTTCTCCACCCACAGAAACTCATTCTCTTTGTTTTGCATATATCACTCAGTATATGTCGAACCAGTTTCCATTGCAAACCAATACTTAAGATCTGTATTGACATTCACAAATTCAGCAACAGTATTCTTTGCGAAATTAATATCGTAATCACCGGCAAGCAACTTAATGTTCTGAATTTGGAAATTGAACTTGAAATCTGCATCACCATCATAATCACCAACACCAACCTCATAACTGTTGGCAGTTGGATCCTTTAGATCAGTAACTCGCGCAACAATAGAACCTTCCTTGTTGACAAAAGAAAGATCGGGAAGTTGCATAACTGCCGAGGCCTTCTGAATTTGTGTAAAGTCAGATCCAGAAAGAGTGGCACTAACCACAGTCTGTGGCATGTTCACATTCTTGGTTGGGGTAGTAAGTAGCTTTGGTTCAGAGTAAAAATACTTTACCTTCTGTGAACCTCCACCGGAGATAAGAACATACTTCTCCATAAATTCAAAATTTGCATTGTTGAAAAGACTAATCACTCCAAGGAACTTGTTAAGATCCCAGATACCAAATTCGGTATCGAATGTCTCTGCGACCTTTGCTTCTGCCATTCCATTCTTTGAGGGGGTAATTGTCTTGATAACATTACCTGGCTTCACAAGAATGTTTGAATTCAAACTTGCGAAGTTCTTGAGAACGGAAAGGGTTTCCTTTGAAAAATTAATCTTTGTTGTTGTAGTTGTCATATTATTCCTCGAAATCGTCATCGAAGTCATCATCATACTCTCCCGAATTTATGTTGTCAACATATTCCTGTAAATCCTTCTTTACATTTCTCTTGCGGGAAGTATTTTCCTTATCAATAGATCCACGGTCTTTGCGACGAAGTGGTCTTTCATCCCTGTCTCGGTCGTGATCTCGTTTCACATTAAAACTCCTCTATTACTGAAATAAGGTTCTTTAGTTTATTATTGATCATATAGGGGAGAACCTTTGACCTATCCGATACAACTGTAGGCTTTTCATATTCTTCCATAATTCTGTTCTCAATATTTTGGGGGATACAAGTAAAATCAATAAGAGTGCTATTTCTGTCCCAATTTCTAGAAATAACATGATCCTCAAACCGAGGAGCGGTATTCATCATCTGCTCCATACGCTTAGTAGTTAAACGATTTTGCCTCTTTTGATCCTCCACGAAAACATCATCATCGGAAAGAATATTTGGGATACCATCTGAAGAATCACCACGAAGAATATGTTCTAGAAGAAAGAACTTTGGATTCCGGCATTCTAGAAACTCTTTCTTCATTGTGCTATATTGCTTAACATTAGGGTAGACTTGAAGTTGTTGAAAGTCCTTATCGTTGGAAACAATGACGATCTTCTCCCTGTGTGAATTATTCTTAACAAGAACCGCAATAATATCATCTGCTTCGCAGTTTTCTACGCGCATATTCTTGTATGGAAAATTATCACGAACTTCATCGCGCACAATGTTTAGAATGCGATAAATTTCATCCCAATCATATTCAGATTCAGAATGACTCTTTGATCTATTTGCCTTGTATTGTGGGAAATATTGCTTACGCCATGAATTAGAAGAATCCTGGCAAATCACCAGTTCCCCATATTCTTCATTAAACAACCTACGAATCATTCTGTATGAATTCAATACCTGATGACGAATGAGATCTTCAGTTACATTTGGATCGTTCTTAAGACCAACAAAAATACTGGCAAGAATGATCTGATTATTATCTAGCAAAATCATGTTTATATAGTATCACAAATAAATTAAATAGTCAAGTAGCAACCCAATGAAGACCAACATTATCACAAACTCTTGTGTAAAGAAGTCCTACATCCGGATTAAACCAACGGTCGCCTTCAAATGATATTTGTGGTTCTTCAGTTTGACAATAAAATGTTGCCGACTGTGTTAATCTTTCCCAACCACTATTATTTGAAATTGGTGATTTACCAGATACAGTTTTAGTGGCAACATAATTAATTCCATTAAATATAACAACATCACCCTTTTTATATTGTATGATGCGACCATCTGGGTCATATTTTCTATATTCTTTATTGAATTGTAAATTATCTGCTTCGCTCATTTTTGACTACTCAGGAATAAACAATGTTCGTTGATTCTTGATTTTGGTTTCGACTCTTTAGTATTTATAGAAGAAAACAGAGTTTCGGCATATTTAAAGTTTACAGAATTTAAATTGTTAATTTTGATAAACTTATCAAATCCACGAATCTTTTTAATAGTTGACTTTTCCTCATCCACTCCCAAAAGAGTTGTTCCCTTGAAAGAAAAGGTTTCGTTTGCCTTTGCTTTATATACTGTAATTGATTTAGTCTTAACATTCAATACAACTACAGAGGAGCATCCAACAATTTGCTCTGGCTTCATTGAATTAATGCCATTAA